ATGGAGAACAATAAATATTTAATTCTTGTGAGTATAGTTATCATTTTATGCATAATTGCAGTTGCATCATCAGGATTTCATAACAAATATGATGATGACATTTATTTAGAAGTTCAACATAATGCAGTTGGCAATTTCTCATATCCATCTTATAATAATTCAATAAGTGAAAGTTATTTATATTCTTATTTTTTTGAATTAAAGAATGTTTCTTCATGGTATGATGGAGGAGAAGTTATAATTTACTTTTATAATGAAAGTGGAATTGTTTCATCAGGTTATGGAGAATATGAATCAAATAATACAACAATTACTATAAACAATGAAAGTTATAGTGATATAACTAATGCAGTTTATTGCCAATCAGGTATTAGTTGTGATGATTATTTTAACATGACATCGGTGAATATATTGCTTATTAAAGATGGTGATGTTGTTTTTAATGAAACTAAACCTTTCCAAATGAATTATGAGGATTTCACATATTTGAATAAAGAATCTAATACAACAACTAATGATTCTAATACTTCATCTTCTGATGATGATATGTATTATGTAGCTAGTGCAGATTCGGATATATACCATGAATGGTATTGCTCTAGAGCTTCAAAAATTAGTGATGCAAATAAGATAACTTTCCAAACTAGAGAAGAGGCAGAAAATCAAGGTTATACTCCATGCAAAGTATGTTGTCCATGATATTCTTATAAAATAATTAATTGTATAATTGATTTCTTTACATCATTTATAAAGAATTGAGGAATAAGATTGTTTGCTATAATCTCAAAATATAGATATTCTCTAGTAGTCTAAATTTTCTAAAATATTCAGGTACATGAATTTTCATGTACTTCTTTATTTTTTTATCTGCCTTTGGTTAAATTTTAATTGTATCTTTCATTAAGAAACATACTTAATGTTAAAATAAGCTTTAAAAATAATAACTCAACTTAGTTGATAAATTCATATTCAGTTTTGTTTCATGTTTAAAGTAAAAAAAAGTAGTAATGAGAGGTTAGTTTTCTAATAAATATTCATCTAATGGAACTTCTTTAATAATTACTTCAGCTTCATTATCCCAATATTCAATATGATTTATTAATGGTTTGAATTGAGGATATTTCTTAACAAATTGGATATCTTCCTCTACTTCAAATTTTAAATAATCATCAATGTTCATTTGATCTTTTTTATAATTAATTTCCCAAATTTGTTTAAGAAGATTATCACGCCTACCCACAAAATCTCTTCGTTCTTTGTTGAATGTATTATTATTCCCAAGAAGTGCTGATTCAAGATCCCCCGGGATTGGTTCTTCAAGAATTATTAATTCAGCTAAAATTTTAGCAGGCATATTCTTAATAAATTCCTTATCACAACGAACATACTTAATAACAACCATAAACAATAACCTCCATCAAAACACAATTAACTAAATTTAATTTTTAATATTAATATGTTAACAGCATCATATAAATATTTATATTTATTGAAGTTTCCATACTTTAGCATGAGCTCCAATATCTTTAATATATTCTAAATTAGAACCTGGAGGCAACATCACCTCAAAATCACCTTGAGTTGCTGTAATTCCTTCAACATATAGCACTTTTGTTCCTGCAGGAACTAAAATATAATTAAGTTCATCACCATAAACATCAGATTTAACATTTTCACTTATAGATGTTGAAAGAATACCTTTATCAGAATAAACTTTTTTATTACCTTCTACTTTCATGTACCTATTATTTTCTCTTCTAATTAACACTAATGGTTCATTAAGTACTATACCTTTATTAAATACCATTTTAGATAATTCTAAAGCCCTCTCAAAAGAAATATCAACCTCTCTTTCTTTAACCAAATTTTTCCATTCTTGTTTTGGGTTTCTATCTGGAGATTGTAGTCCTCTTAAATAAAAGTTTAGAATTGAGTCTCCCTTTTTAGTGTATAATCTTATGAATTCTAATTCTTCTTCTGTTAAATTATCTGCAAAAACACCACAATCCATTTCAAAATCTAATCTTCCTTTATGAGTATTTCCAACAATAGGATATAACTTCCCATTATCTATAATATATCTGTTGAAATTATTATCCTCAGTTAAATTTGTTACAATCGGGTTTTCAGGAGGTTCCCCTTTGGTTTCCCATACTGCTGTGACTGTACATCTACAATTTGGATGAAATGGTATTAATCCAAGAATATCTTCTATTTTATGTTAAATTTTAATTGTATCTTTCATTAAGAAACATACTTAAAAAAGGATGTTTTTCCGGTTTTTTTAGTTATTGTTTTTTAGGTGATAAAAAAATACATATTTTAATCTTCTTCAATATTCACCGTAGACAATTAGAAAAAAATAGTAAATTTAGGATTAATATAAAAGTATAAATAATATAAAAAAAGTAGGTTTTAGTCTTCAGCAAATAGTTTTTCTTCATCAAATTCTTTAGGATTCTCAAGTGTGCCAAAAATATCTGATAAATATCCCTTAGACATACAAAGCTCTTTCCATTCAGCAAAAGCTGTAGGATTTGATTTATACATTCCCTGTAAGTGTTCCATTTTTTTTTCCATAGTTTTAAACTGTTCCACAGCAGTAATATGATCCGGATTAAATCTTCCATAACCTACAAGGTTAGATCCATCAATAATATCTGATACTTCATCATATTTCATTTTATCAATCCGTTATTAATTTACAAATTTAACTTCAAAACCATAAACTGATAATTCCTTTTCATATAAATTTATGTATCTATTTTTATGTTCATTAACATATTTATCTCTTTCCTTAAAATAATTCACTTCTTCAGAAGTGTACTTATCAATAGGTTTACCTTCATAAAATGTTGATGGAATAATCCTACCAGTATCTTTATTAAAATCATCAGTCATATTTTTCTCAATTTTAAAACCAATATCTTTGATTTTTTTAGAGTTATCTTTGTTTTGAGAAAGGCTATTATTCTTAATGATAAATGTTCCTTCTTCATTTGTTATTAAACCATATTTAACTTTATTAGAAGCAAAATATTCTAAATCTCCTGAAGAAGGAAGTGGAGGATTAGATTTAGGATGATTATGGATTAAAAATAATATTCCTTTTTCTTTTTCTGCAGTTTCTAAGAATTTTTTAGTTAAATTTACTGAGTTAGATTTACCATCAGATATTAATCCAGAAAATGTTCCTTTTTTTGTTCTTGCCGTTGCAAATTCAACATCTACATATTTAACATTTCCTTGGAATTCATATAGATTATCAACTAAACTCATGTCCTTTTTATCAATGAATCCTTTACATTCTTCCTTAAATTGATTTTTAGATAATGAATTAGTTATCCCATTGCTAGAATATTGGGAGAATGGTTTCTTTGAACTCCTATTATCGGTATAAATATTGTTTAATACATGTAACTCCCCATCAGATAATGGTGTTAGGTTAACTGTGTATGGCTCAACATCAGTATCTCTACTATCCCATACACTCAAATAAGTACAGCGACAATTAGGATGTAAAGGCAACATACTATACTTATCTAAATCACTTATACGATGCACATTATCTTTTAAACCGGAACGATAAACCTTATCTTCACTTTTATTAAATAAGTAAGCATTATCCAAACATAAACTACAAACATTACTATCTTCAGCAGTTAATATTGTGACTTCAGTATAGCCTTCATTAACATAGGATTGTAGTATACCTGTATTTTGTGCTCTGCTAACCTCTGTTTTAGCAATCATCACAGCTCTTTGTTTAGGGGTTAAAGTACTGCCTTCTAAAGGTTTTACTCCTAATTTAACTATCTTGTTAGCTAAACTATATGGGTTTTCACCAGTAGCTACAGCTTGAGTAATTGTTTTTTTAACACTGCCTCGTAAATCATTACTTAATTTTCTTATTAAGTGGAAATTGTATTGTCTTACAAAGTCTAATGCTTCCTTGTCCGTGTCTGTGAATACAAGTTTCTGTTTAATGTCATTGTATCCTTTCTGTTTACCTAATTCATATACTCGTTTGATTAAATCATCAACACTTTCACAGGTCTGCTCTAATAAATCATCCCATTCCCTATCTAAACTTTGGAGTATTTCTTTTTGTCTTTGCATTTCTGCATAATAATACTCTTTAGCCTGTGGTGATGATAACCACATTCTACTATGGTTTAATTGCTGGTCAAGCAAGTTACTTATCATATTATAATATTCTTGTACGTTTATGGGGTCTTTGGTTTTGTTTATACGGAATTCTTCCCATAAACCAGTACATGATAATAATAATTTATCTGTTTCTATCTGTTCACTTGTTTTAATCATATTCTCGCCTTAACCTTTCCATTGTCAAAGCTTTTTGCAGACTTTTAACTTGTAAATCCACATTAGAATTATTAGGACTCATGTTTAGGTTTTGGTTTAAAGGTAAATCCCCCCAATCCACAGGAGATAAACCATAACTTTTACGAACTTCATTAATGGTTTTAACACCATTTTTCACTTCCAAATCCTCAATCTGAGCACGAGTCAATTTGTTTTCTAAATCCATATGATTATACTCAAAGACTTCATGAAAACCACTACGTCCTAATACTTTGTTAAATGCATTTTCAATAATCTTACAATCCCCTGATAATGTATTGTTAAAACTTTTCTCTTGACTGTCACCAGTACCACTTCCAAGATGTGCTGTTTCCACAATACCTATTACTGCAGGTGGAACTTGAAAACCAATTAGTATACGATCACGACTATAATTTAATAAGTTAAGGAAATCTAAATCTTTGTTACTGTTTCCAGTGCTTTGATAATTTGCTCCTTTAACTGCAAGTAAACCTTTTTTATTCTTATCATTTCGTAAACGGTTGATGAAACTTTGTATTGTGGTGTTGCTTGTGTCTTTGTCAAAGCTTAATATTCCACGGGGGTCCATTCCATTGTTTTCGAATAGTTCTCTGTTGTGTTTTAATCCGAGGAATTCTAATGCTATGGATAATCCTATACTGTCTATTTCACTTATTCCCCATAGGTAGTTTTTTGCTTGTACATGTGGTTCGTAAATGTGTATTAATTCATCTGTTTCGTATTTTAAATCTGTGTTTCTTAATCCCCATTGGCTGGTGTCATTATGATAACAGATTAATTCTGTGGGTATATGTTTGAATCCTATAGGTATGTTTCCATAGTCTGGTTCATAGTTTACTTCTATGAAACAATCTCCTGTTAGTTTCCAGCTTTTCCATATTTTATCGTTGAGTGTTGCGAATGTATCGTTTCGGCTTTTGCCTTGAGGGTCTTGGAATAAATTGTTAATGTAGTTGCTTGTGATTGGGTCTGGTTCAAGATTGTTTTCACTTGTTGTGATGTTGTATCCGTTGATTAAGCTGTATTTACTGTATGCTTTGATGCAGGATTTAACATAAACATTATTGTATGCTTCATAATATGTTTGTAGGTCTCCCGTATCTTTATTGGCTTGTGTAGTTACCCAATAATAATTGTTGATGAATTCATTATACAATGAATTATCTGCAGGATTTCTTAATCCTGGTAGGTGTAGGTTCTTTTTTAGTCTGTTAAAAAAATCCATAATAAATCATTCTTCCTTTTTTTTATCTTTTTTTTATAGTTCAATAATGTCAAAGAAATCTTCGTCGATAAATTCTTTTTGCAAGTAGTTAAAGCCATGGGCAGTTGCATCTACCAAGTCATCATGTTCTCCGGAGGGGAATGCTCTGAACTCGTCTTGAAATGTTTTACGAAGCCTATCATCCTGTATATCAACATACACATGTCCATCGTAAATATAATCCTTTAATGGTGTGGCTCTGTCTGCTTTACTATTATTCGGAACAGCTATAGCTCTTTCTAAGAAATAACCAGGTAATTGTTGCTCCCAATTATCATATAATAATTTTCCTGCTGCTGCCACTCCAGTTTCAATTATGCTAATGTTATCATGTCCATCAAGTATGATTTGATTTTTTATTTGATTGCTTGTTTCAGTACCAAATTGCCCATGAACCGGATCCGTTATCAGGATTGATTTATTATCGGATAATAGGTAGATTGGTACTCCTGCAGTATAATCATCTTTTCCTGGGTCACTACTTGCAGTATCCCATCCACGAACTTTATGGGTTACTGTTAGGTCTGATGGTGGACTGGTCCAGTGTATGTGGTCTAATGCGAAGTAATCACTGGTTTCATCTATTGGTTTTTGTTGGAAAATGGATTGGAATAATCTTTCTCCAATACTTTCTCTTTTTTTGTTTAAGATGTCGATACTGTATTGTTGTTTCCATAATGGTGTTCCATCATCGGTTATGGCAGGGAATTCTATGAAATGATAATCCCCCGGCCTGTTTGTTTTGAAATAACCTTGCAGGTCATTGCTGTGCCATCTTGTGTGCAGTAGTATGAATCTTGTTTGTGGTGTTATTCTTTGTTCAATAATGGTATCGAACCAATCAATCTTTTTACGGAGTAATGTTGGTGTTATATCATCAAATCCTTTGTATGGGTCATCTATTATTAGGTAGTCTGCATCTTGACCGGTAATACTCCCATTAGCTCCGGTTAATCTTATACTTCCACGATAGTCTTTGCCTTCACTGTTGCAGAACATGATGTGTATACTGCTGTGTTTTGTTTCTGATAGGTAGACATTGAAGTATGCTCCGTATCTTCTGATGTATTCCCTTATTTGTATACCGAATTTTTCTGATAAGCTTCCTTCATTATTAACAATTAAGATGTTAAGGTTTGGTTTTTGAAATATTAACCATAATGGATAAGCAACAGTCACAAGGCTTGATTTGCTATGTCTTGGAGGCATTGCAACACATAAACGGTACGGATTAGTCTTATAAAGCTTCATTAACTCCTTACTCAAGATTCGTATATGTGGTGCAGGTGAATTATCATCATACCGACTTGTAACAAACAACCTGTAAAATTTATATAAATCACTGCAGCAGGTTTGCAGTTTCTCCTCAAAACCAGACATTATTCTTCGTTTATTATTTCATCAATTAACTCTTCACTAAACAATTCCTTCACATTTTTATGCTCATGTCTTAAATCACCGTTTAATGAGAGTTTGTCTTTTCTTCCAAAGTTTTCTGGGTCTACTCTTTCCAACCACCAAGCATCAGCCTGCCAGTTCCCCTCTGCTCCAGCTTGTCTAATGTTTTCCACTCTTAAAGCGATTGCATAGGCTTTAGCTTCTTCTACTTGATTGTAGAAGTCGTGGAATTTACCTTTTTTGGCTTTTTTGCCACGGTTGTACCAGTTGTAGAATGTTTTTGCGGTGATTCCTGCGAGTAGTGGTGCTTTGGTGATGGGTAGTCCTCTTTTGATTTCATCACAGATTTTTTTACTGGTTGTGGTGTTTAATCGTGTTGTCATATTTTACACGTACCTCCTTTTCTTATTATTTTTCTGTCGTTTAAATTTAATTTCAAAATTATCTTTTCGGATTGTGTTTTGTTTTTTCTTAATAGTTTATTCAGATAAACTTCGAACATAAGTTATCACATGCCTTGTAACAGGATATATGATAATCTCATAAACTGTTTTAAACAATGCTTGGGCAACAATCATGGTCAATAAGACTATTAAAGGCATGGTGCCATAAAATGCGATTGAAATAAATAAAATAGCATCTAAACCTTCACCAAATAAGGTGGACACAATACATCTCATGAACAGATACTGTTCGGCTTTTCTTTTAAGATATGTCATAAGATAAGCATTCACTAAAGAACCAATGATATATGCTGTGAAACTGGCTAATAACACCCGACTGGTATTACCTAACACTGTTGCGAATGCTTCAGAACCTGTAAAATATACTGGTGCTGGTAACATTATGCTTATTTGATAACAGATTATGGCTAATAAATTTAATAAAAATCCTAAAAAAATTACTTTTCTTGCTTTCTTGTATCCGTAGATTTCCGCGAGTACATCATTCACAATATACACTACAGGGAATATGATTACGGCACAGGGTAGCACTATATCAAATATTGTGAATGTTTTGTATGCTAATATGTTGCTTATGATTAAACAAGTACAAAATATACTTGCTAATATACTGAATAATTCTGTTTTTGATGGTTTTTGCATTTGGGTTTCCTCCATACTTAAAATTTTGTTTTATTTGATAATTTTTCCATTTTTCTTCATATTTTCTTTGAAACCGTATATGGTCTAATAATTCAAGGAACACTAAATTAACACGATTCTGTTTGATATAATTCGTGTTGATTTTACGGTTTTTTCTTTTACCAAAACGAGCTGCTTTAAACCAACTTGTTCCATCAACACTATCAAAAGGCACTTTATCTAAAATTTTAGGTCTTAACATGCCTAAACCATGAAACTTTGTTTGATGTTGATGAGCATATCCTACAAAAGAACCATACTTATTAGAAGGTATGCTTCTGTCTTTCACACAACTCACACCGATGTAATTGTAATTATCACACATCTTTTTGTATTCATTTAAACCTAATGGTTTATGCCATACTGGAATTATTTTAGATGTGATTTCAAATAATTCTTTCCTATACTCTAATACTTGATTATATCCTACTTTTTCATGTATATCTAATTCAAAGAAACCTTGTATTTTAGGGTTGTTATGATGTGCTTCCACAAATTTACAATACTCTTTAAAATATTTGGTATAGTTTGCTTTTTTCTTTTGCTGTAAGGTGAATGCTCCACTATCAATTAATATGTTGTTCGTAAAGGGTAAATATATTGATAAATCTTTGATGTAATAGAAACTGGTTAATATGTTAAATGAGGGTAGTTTTTTTAAAATTTGTGGATTGTTCATTATATCTTGAGAATCAGCACAATAAACTTTCATAAAAAATAATGCTTCCAGGTTCAGCACAATATACTTTCATCAAACCACTTACCAAAAATTAGTTTTCATCAAATTCCTTACCACAATAAGGACAAATTATCCTCTTAACTTCCTTGGAAGATGTATTCTCTGATAAATCAGACTCCGAAATATTATCATCATATTCTATATCATTATTAAATTTTAATTCCATTAATTCATATTCCTCAAATCCTGTTAATTCCAAATCCAAATCAGAATCCTCCAAATCCTCCAACACCATACTCAACTTATCATTATCCCAATCACCACTAATCTTATTCAAAGCCAAATTCAAAGCCTTCTCATGATCATCATCCTCAATACTCAAACTGGTATCAGTGAACACAAAACCAACATCACCCAACCTAATCATAGGCAATTCAGCCACGAAATCATTATCCAACATATGCTCATCCAACAGGACATCGTATCTTTGATGTCCTCCAACAATATGCATATTCTTCAAATTAACAATAATCGGATCCACCAATCCAAAAGTACTGATACTGTTTTTTAGTTTCTTGTAATCTTCTTCACTGATTCTGCGAGGATTATATTCTGCAGGTTTTAAATCTGTTATTTTAATATGTTCTATTTCCATATTTCAATCCATCCTTTTTTTTATTGTGTAATTTATATAATTTTATAGTAGTTTGATTAATCCTATGATTAAAAATCCAAAGATTCCTCCGAACAATGCTATACTGATTCCAAGCACCCATTTAAGAGTGGATAGTACACTGGTGACTTCTGCGACATTTACACATAGTTTGTCAAGGTTGCTATCCAGTTTGTTTATACGGTTTTTAAATTCTGATAGTTCGTGTTGTCGGTGGTTGGCTTTGGTTTCGAGTGTGGTTATTCTGTCTTCATTGTAGCAGAAATTATTATGTGGTGTCATCAGTATCACAATTTTTGGTGGTGTCGATTATGGTGTTTGGGTATTTTGCATCAAAACAGGCAAATATGAAACCTATTGTCGATACTATTACGGCAATTAGTTGGTTTTGCATGTCCGCGGTTAAGGCGAGGTATGGTGCTATGGTCATTACTACGAATTTTATTATTGTTGTTAGGTTTCCTAATAATTCATTTTTTTGTGTCATTTTTTAAAATCCTCCATCTTTTTTAGATTAAATAAAAAAAAATAACAAATTAAATTGAAGGGGATTTTTTTTATATGATATAAAAAAGTTAAACCGTGTTTCTTCTTTTATGGATGAAAATATAATAGATAATGCTGAATTTAAGTGTGAATATAACCGCTCTGCTTCATATACAATTGTTCCACAGGTCTTGCAAAAGATTTGATCATGATGTGAATCATAGATTAATTCTGAATTATCTTTGCAGTTTTTGCATAGTGATGGTATTTCATCATGATTAAAATTTTTAAATTCATTCATAAAGTCCCCTTCTGTTAATCACCGTAGACAATTAGAGTATTTTGAGTCTTTTTTTCTCATTTTGGATTGCTTGATATTCTTGGTGGTAATCTTGTCTTCGGTGTTTGCTTAATCCTGATGTGCCTAAACATTCTTTTTTAGGGTATTGTCTCCGGTATTTGTTGGCGAATATTGCTTTTTGTTCTTGGTGAGCATATTTTTTGCATTTTGGGCTACAGTATGTTTCGCGATTGTGTTTTTTGAAGAATTTTTTACCACACCATTTGCAGTGTCTTGTGATAAATGTTGATTGCCCTCCGGGGTGTTTTCTGAGTAGTATGGTTTTGGTTCTCATAAAAATATTAAATTATTTATTTTATCCCATTTGGTTTATTTGTCCTATAATTTGTTTCGCTAGAATTTCACCAATTCCAGGTACATTTACCAGATCAGTGTATGTTAAATGGTATACATCACTCCATGTTTGGAGGTTTAATGTGTTTACTATGTTTTTTGCTCTTTTTTCATGCACATCATCGAGACAGTAACATAATGCATTGTATGCCGGGTTAGGTGATTTTGTGTCGAATTTTTTGGTTATTGGTTTATCATCTAAGATTTTTTCTGTTTGTTTTTCCATTATTAAGAATGCATCATTTAAAGTTCCTGTTGATTGTATTACTGTACTGTATGTGTTTAATCTTGCTATTGCTCCATAGTATTGGTTTATTAGGAATTTTTGATGTTTGTTTGTTTCTTTTATTGCTTGTTGTCTGTCTCTGTTGCTTCCCTGTATTATTATGAATTGATATTTATAATTGTAACATTGTTCTATAGCTTCATTAAATACTCTTCCATTTAATATTGATGATATGAAGTCCTGCATGGTTTTGAATTCGAATACTACTTTGTTTTCAAATAAGTAGTCGCCTGTTTTGAGTTCTTTTACTTGTACTTCATGTCCTTGTTTGGTGTAATATTCTTTTGCTAGTTTTATTCTTTTTTGTTCTCTTGAGTCTATCACCACATCCATATAAATCATCCTTCCTTTTTTTTATTTGAATGGTAAATCATCTAACTCGTTATACATGTGTTCATTGTATAAGCTGGTTTGTGCTTGTATTAACAGTAATGCATCTTTATCCGAACTTGTATAAATATTCAGGTCCGTGAGGAAGTATATTATACTTGCACGAATAATATCAGACATATTAATATTGTAATCTGTTTTACCTGCTTCATCCTTAACTTTTAGCAAGTACTGATGTAAATCATCATGTATGTTTAAATGCACAGTTTTCATTTTTATCAACTTCCTTTTTTACATATCTTTGCTTCTTTTTTATCATCATCCAACACTATATTATGTTTTTTTAGGTATGATTTTCCAAATAATTCTTCAGCATGTTTACATAACAGATAGGAATCAATTACTCCTTCAGCAGATATTATTCCTTCTTTTTTTAATTTTTCAAGTATATCATTACAACTCATTTTTGTATCTCCTTTTTATTCCTGACTGGTTGTCTTTGAGATGGTTCTGCTACACCATACTTACTTAACAAATAATTTTGCTTATGTTTTCTTACTGTTTCAATTGCAGTATCCATAAGTAAACTCCATTTAAAACTCTCATGCTTATCTCGCAATACCTTATGCCATGCCTCTTTCATTATCCCACCATTTTTACGATTCTTTCAACACCCAACACTTTTAAAAAATCATCTAAACAATCCACATTCCAATCAACACTTTTTAAAGCATCACGAACAATGATAGCATCCTCCAAACACTTATATACTCCAAAATAATAATTCTTCCCATCTATACCTTTAGAAATCTCATAAGAACCCCTCGAGTGTTTGTAAATATGCAGTAATTTCTTATCTTTACCCTCCTTTCGTGGACGACCTATTATTGGTGCATTCATTACTTGTTTCAGGTTAGTGTTATGTTGTTTTAGGATTTCATCAATACTTAAATCATGATTATTTCTCAAATCTTCACTTATACTCATAGTTTCACCTGTTCTAATCTTGATTTTTGCCCCCCACCACCACGACGTTTAACACCTTCATCTTCAATTATCCTCTTTACAAATCGACCTATTTGATAATTATTCAAATCATACTTTTTTTTAAGCTCTTTAACAGACACATCTAAACAATTTAAATAATCCTGCTTAAATTGATTAAACAATGCCCTTGATTTAGCACCATTATAATTTTCTTCAACAATATGAAAATTAGGCTTCATCTTAAATCATCCATCATCTTCTCTTTTTTGTAATTCATATTCACACTGTTTACGTTCAGCTACACAAACACGATGAATTGGACTATACATTCCCGGTTGCCTTAAAAGAGTATTAATAAATTTTATTCTTCTTTTTAATTCATTAACACTCATATCTTCATAACACATATAACAATTACCCCCATCATCATTCACCATGTTTTTTTAGATTTTTATTTCCTCATTTCTTTTGATTCGTTTACGTTTAACCTTATCTTCAAGTGGTGGATGAATTGCTTCAAGGAAATACTCATTAAAGAGATATTTATAATTATTTAAGAGTTGATCAAAATCAGAGTCAATAACATAAGTAGTACAATAATCTTCCAAATTCCTTATACCTCTACCATATGCTTGCATTAATGGCATAATAGTTTGATATTTATACCATGTAGGGTCGTAATAATTTCTTGTGAAAATTTGCCCTTCTAATCTTGGATAAGGCATTTTAAAAATAATCTGATACCTGCATTTATCTCCTTTGAAATCCACTCCATCCTTAATCCCTGCACCAATAAGAGTGATAGGTTTATATGATTTTTCAAAAGCAGCTAATGTTTCTTCACGAGTAGATCCTCCAACTACCCAAACATTTTTACTGTCTAAATTTTTTTTAAGGTACCATGCTTGTTCATTACTTGATGTATGTATAACACCTTTTTGACCAGCATGTTTACTTACAATCTCTTTTATTTTCATGATTGCTTTAGGATTACGCCAGTTAGGTTTATGATTTTCATCTCTTCCACTCATACTACCAATATAATCTCTTATTATTGGGCGATTGGATACTGAAAATGGTGATTTTTGGTAAATATAAAAAGTATCATCTGCATCTAAACCTAACCATTCACAAAATTTATCTTTATTTCCTAATGTTCCTGTGAGGAATAATCTTGTTTCACCAAATCTGAATATGTTTTCAGCATATTGATTAACAGTTAAAGGTTTGAATTCTACTTTTAATCCTGCTTTAAAATCTTTATCACTGATGATTTGTTTTTTAGATGGTAATTCGATAATCCATCTTTCATCTTCTGAAGAAAGACTGTTTATTAATGTTTGATAATTTTGTATTTTATTATTGATTTTTTTAATTTCTTGATCATCAGTTGTGTTATTTTTGAATGTTTTTTCAATAGTTATTAATTTTTCAAGAATATTTATCCAGTAATTTTCTTCTTTGAGATCTTTTAAGTTTAATTCTTTATTCATGATTTTGTCAAATATATCAAAACCATAATTTTTAATTATTGATTTTCTGTTTAATGTTCTGCTTATTAATCCCATGATTTTGCTTTCGAGGTTATGTGCTTCATCCATGATTAGTAAATCTCGTTTTGAGAATAATTCTGTGTAATTTCCTGTAAACCAGATGTAATCATAATTTGTGATTATGTTTTTACTTGTTAATGCTTCACGTAATGCTAATATATATTCGCAATCATTACATTTTTTTTCTTTTAGTTGTTCCATGTAACATTCTTCACAAGTTCCTCCATGATTACATGTGTAGTTTCTTCTTCCTTTAATTTCTGTAAGCATGTAATTAAAATCGTCAAGGTATTGTTTTTGTAATTGGTTTGTCATTGTTAAAATATTAGGAGTTATCACATAGGTTAGCTATTGTTGTAGCTATTGCTGATTTTCCTATACCGGTTCCAGCTTCGAGGATAATATTTTTAAATCCTAAATCCATAGCAGTAATTATTTCTTCTATGATTCGTATTTGTTCAGTTCTTGGTTCATATTCTTTTAGTGACCAATATTTCTGAATATTATTTGTATCCATAATTATTTCCCCCATTTTCTTTTATTTTTTCTTCAAATTTCTTTAATTTCTCATAATCTTTATGTAATATTTCTAATTTTTTAGTGATTGTTTCATAATCTTTTGAATTGATTGTTCCTTCATTTCTGATGAAATTATAGTCATTTACTGTGTTAGTTAGTTGTTTTTTTAGTTGATGTATTCGTGTTTCTAGTGTGATCCTGTTTTTGTTGAATATACAGTAATTTTTATGTGTACATGTTGCATGTGGTTTATTTGCTCCAGTAGAATAGTAACATTTATTATAATTTATTTTCATCATATTTCTCTTCTTATTTTTTAATAATAATAAATTATATCATATTTACTTATATTTTCAAGGACTTACAGTTCTTTGTTTTTGATTACAATCTTAAGTTACTCAGTTACCTAGTTACTTTCATCATTTTTTCAAAAGTTACCTGGTTACTTGGTTACCTATGGGGGGTGACTCAAAAATTTCAAGAAGGGGCCTCCCTCTCCCCAGGAAAGTAACTCTAGAAATCCCCATAAAATAACCACGAAATAATGCTTTAAATCAAAATCAAAGACATTTAAACAATTTTTGAAGTTACTTTCACCTAAAAGTAACCAAAGTAACTTTGAAGTAACCTTAAACATAATCCTCACTCCCCACTCCCTAATTCAATATTAGGATATAAAAACTCCATAAAATCATCAAAACGAACTTGAACAACCTTCATCTGCTTACCAGTACCATTTAACTTAACATTCTTATAATCCCAACCTAATAACTCCCCAATACTTTTCAAATCACTACAAAAGTCAATCCTTTCACTAATAGCTTTCCTTAAACCTTGAGTTAAACAAACATACTTAGACCCTCTACGACTAATATGAGGAATAGCCCAATCAACCATACGATTATTAATAATACCCCAATTAACACTACTGAAATCATCACTACTACTAGCTCCATCAATATCCAAAGTTAATTCACCATTATTACCATAATCATCATAAACCCGTACTTTTTTACGAGCCTGATTAAAAACATCAGTAAAAAAATTACGAATATCTTCTCTTTGAGTATCATCAAAATCCTCAAGATTTTCAGATTCAGCCCAACTCTTTAACCAAGACGGCACTTCACAACCAATAGAATCATAAAATCTACCTACAATTAAGTCAGCTGTATCCTGCCAGTCATCAAGTAATAAACCAGGATTACTTATAATTTCCCTTGCAACAAACCTACCAAAAACATTCAAATTAACCAATTGACTTATCGTTGGAGTGTTAATATGAAATGCTTCTTCAAACATCTTTTTTTCATGCTCAGACTTTCTTTGACTATAACTAAAACTCAACACATACAATCTTCTGATTAACGCATCATCCTCAGGCAAATATTGGTTTGCTGTGAATAACACTGCACTAAATGCAGGTATCCCACCAAAATAACTTCCTTTATATTTGCTTCTTGCAGTAGTTGACTCTACACAAACTTTAATCATCTCATTTGTGGAATGCCTGTTAAATACTGCTGCAGGTTCATTTACTATGATAGGATCACAGGATTGAGATATTTTAGCACCTAAACGTGCTACAGTATCAAAACTAGAACCTCCAAAATTATTTTCCGGAGTAGGAACACCCCAAATATACGAAACTACTTTTGCAAGAGTCGTTTTACCAGACCCTGCAGCACCTTTAAGATACATCCAAGGCATCCATTTACCAGCCTGTTTCATACAATAGCTAAACTCACTCATTAAACCCCATTTAAAAACCGTGGCTAAAGTTTCACAGTTATCTTTAAAAAAATAAGTTAAATCTTCTAAAGTATCCTTTGCTTTAACCATTTCCTCATATGTAGGTTCACTCACTTCTTTTTTAACTGTTGTAATTTTATCCTTGTTAACATCATAATAAAAACCAGGATTATCAATATCCTGTTTTATTTCTGCAAGACCTTCTTTAATCATAGTATTCACCATACATGATAATGCCCCACCAAGTAATCTTGGTGAATGGCTGAAACCAGCATTCGCCAAGTACTGCTCTATTTCCTGAATAGTTGCTCCTGTAGATTCACCACTTGTGGCAAAAACACGATTTGTCACATTACTTTCCCACAAAATTTTAAATGTTCTTGGTTGATCCAACAGTAATGCATCATAAACTGTTAATTGTTTAGGAACAGCTTCAATTACAGGAGTTAAACGAGGAGGAATATCTTTCTTTCCACTATCTTTACTTTGATAAACCTGTTTGGTTTTAAAGTTAATGAGAACAGAAGTAATATCATCTATTTCACCTTTAACTATACCTTCACGTTTTTTAGGTTCAATTGCAAACACTAAATCATCAAATTCCTTGTTACTTAAGAATTCCATTAATTTTGATTTAGCAGGTAATGGAGGAATAGTTCCCTCATAAACCCCGTCTATGGTCTTTTGTAATCTGTTAATATTTGTAGTACTGCTGATTATGAAACAAGTAGATTCTTTATCAACATAAACATCATATAACCATTGAGCTACATTAGGTAATATTACTTCATCAAGCTCTCTTGGCTGATACTCTTTTTTAAGAGTTTTTAATTTGTTAATTATCCTTGTACAGGAATCTTCTGTGAGATTCCTGTAACCTTCTTCTACTTGAGTCATATTCTCCCATAAATCCTTTTTTATTCTAGTAATTCTTTTGCAGTTCGATATTCTCCAATAGTGATTTTTTCAAGTTCATATAAATCAACTAATTTATTTTTCACATTATCAAATGTTATTGGAGATTCAGTAGCTTGCAATTCTTTGATTGCTTTAGCTACAATATTATTTTCTTTGCTGATTTCTTGAAGACTTTTCTTTGCAGGTTTGTCTCCAGTTACAATTGTTGTTTCAATCACATCACCACTAACATCTTCATTTTTAGGAGTTTTAGGTTTAGGTTTACTTGATGGTTTTTTAGGAGTTCTACGATGCTTCTTACCATTCTCACTTTGAGCATCAACTTCATCAGCAGTAACTTCACCAGTACCAATAATATCAGCAATAGCACGATTCTTAGCCCTAGTATGAGCAGTACTAATAACATCATGTTCCGCATTACTGAACCTTTTACGCAGCTCAAAAGGTGATGGTTCCACAGTATCATCCCTTTTAAGTTTATCAAAAATACTGCAAGCACCTACACCTACAGCACGACGACCATTAGGAGCTACAGCTTCCACTTCATATCTTGCAGAAATTATCCTTTCATTATCATCACGAATAATTTCTTTTTCAACTACATGATCACTAAGATTAAATGCAGTCCCATATTTCCGCCAAGCTGATTTTTTCTTAAATTTCTTATTACCTGCATTTTGATAATCATCTTCACTAAGTAAAGCAGTTGTTAAATCCTGATAATTATCAAAGAATGCTACTGTCCCTTCAACATCTGCTTGTTGAAGTAATGGAGCAGTAGTGGATTCCACCACTGCTAATTCTTCATTGTTCATTCCCATTCAACTCCCCGTTCAACATCTTTAAGGACTTTATAAATCCTTTTAGGATATTTATCCCCTTCTTTAGGTGGAATCAATTTAGTTAACTCCACTTTAATATAATCACCTTCATTAAGATTCACATAGAACCTTTTAAGGTGCACATGTGCAGGTAAAGTAGTTGTTATAAGTTCACCATCTTCATCTTCACCAAGATATAAGACAATTCTTTTATTACCATAATTGTCATTAGTGAATTCATAGATGTTTCCTTCTACGGAATCACCTACTTCTTCAGGATTCCAGTACTCCCCTACTTCTGCAGGTCCTAATTCTACTTCTTCAAATGCCATAAATATTATGCCTCCTTGAATTCTAATTTAACATATTTTAAATCAACATTCTGTGGTAATCTTGTTGCACCTATAGGCAATCTACCACCATTTAAATAAGCCCAATAATACACATCATCAACACCTAATGCTATTGATGTACGATTATAAGCCACAGTACAATCTAACTCATTACTCAATACTTCTGCAAGGTCTTGGTGACCTATACAGGATTTCGCACCTTTAATTTCATTTTTCAATTCTTCTTTGCTTAAAGCTGTCATTTTTATATTAATATTAGGATTTGTAAGCATACTCGCACTAAATCCATTACCAAAATACTTCATATCTTTATATCTCCATACAATTCTTTGTGAAGCTGAGCTTTCTCAGCCTCTAATCGATTAATACTTTCATCAATCTGCTTCATCCTCAACTCTTTAGCAGAATCCATATTCAAACTATAATCAGGATTCAACCTTAAATTAAAATGCTCCGCTATAAGTTCAGACATATAATCACTCATGTTAATGTTATGAAGACAACAATGCTGTTTCACAATCATCTTCAATTCCGCATCAATATTCAAAGCTAATTTAACCTTAAACATATGAATACACACTCCTGAATATGATTATAATAATTCCCACTTTCTAAACAAGAACCACCAACAATCTTAAAAGAGATTATAAGAAAAGTGATCATACATAAAATTGTGAGGAATAAAAGGATGTAACCAAAATTCCTCATACACCACCTGTTCACCTTTACATGAAATGGTTCTTTCTTATAAAGAGTTTTAGGTTTAGGAGTATTGAAAAATCTCATATTACATCACCCCATCTATTGATGTAGTCTATGCTTATTTCTGCACGACTTATTTTTCTCAGATAATCAGGTTCAAAATATCTTTTGAACCTCCATGAGTCTTCGGTGAGCCTTGCATGTTCAATGCAAAGCTTCCATTTCCTAATACATAACCTATGATAAGTTATGTCTTGCCCATGTTCCTGTTCATGTTCATTAATCTCTCGAGTGAGAGATTCAATTTCAGCTTGTATTTTTTCAGGACACATATTATCTAATTCTCCTTTTTAAATACTGCTAAAATACGATTGCAATCAATAGCATAGCACCCACCATCAGGCTTAACAACCTCCAAATCACCATTAAGATTTCTCAGATGATCCCTAGTGGTGATTTTAATTTCTAAATCACCATCCATCTTAACAAGGAGATGATGATTATCTCCTATGCTGACTTGTAGGCAAAAAATAGTATCTATATGCATTTTAAATCCCCATCCTTAAGCATACCTTCCTTAAGAAGAATTTGAGTCGCATAACCTTTTTTAGCAAAAGCTAATAATGTGGCTTGGCTTAATTCATGGGATATATCTTCGAAATTTGGATATTTATCCAAGATTTCCTGAAGATTTGAGGGAGTCAT